CCTGACTCCACCGACACAAACCGACTCGCAGCCATTTCCATGCGTGTGCATAAGGCTGTCGGAGCCGGTGTGGACCTCGAAATTGTGGCCGATAACTGGATTATCGTGACACAGGTTTTGGTGGCGATAGCTAAACAATCATGGCAGGTTGAAGTTGTCGACATTGAAGATTGCGCCGCGGCAATGACCACAGCTAAAGGAAAGCTGTTGCTCGCGACGGCAAACGCAGCGGAAATTGAAGGCTTGGTAATCAGGCTCCGCAGAGGCGTCAAATGCAATGAAACAGTGGGTGCGAAGGAAGTCAAAGACGTGTGCGGTGCCATGCGCATGACGATCCGCCCACGCTCACTTGCTGTCTTCACCGTGGATGTCCACGTGGTGTTGGCGGGAGTGGCCCGGGGCATAACGGATGAAATGCACCGGTTGTTAAATGGTCAGTTGTTTCGCATTGGCGAAGATAGTGTGCGCATATACTACGCATCGGGAACCACCGGCGCCGCTCTGAATAAAATCGGAGAGGTACTGGAGGCCGAACCTGAATGCATTGTGGTGTCCGGCGACGATGGTGTGACCAAATCGCATCGTCTTGCGTCGGCCCTGGTGCAGTTGGGCGCACTCTTCACGCCGTTCATAGAATTGGATGGCTCGCAGTTTGATATGAGCCAAAAATTCCATGCGCTGAAAGCAAGTGGGGAATTTTTCAAGCCGCTCGGCATGCCCGCGCGAACTTGGGATTTTGTCATGGAGATTTGCTCCATGCCTTACAAGCTAGTAGGTGATGCGTTCAAAATTACCGGCGAAAATGGGTACCAGCTCGCCACTGGCGTTGATCTCACTAATTTAATCAACGGAGTCTCTAACTTGTCCAACAACATCCAGTTGCGCCTCCTCCCGGTGCGCGCGACGAATTTTGTGGAAACCGCTGGTGCAAGTATGGGGTTCAAGATGACATCTTCCCTCGAGCAGCACATTTCCAACGTGACCTTCTTGAAAGGTTGGTGGCAGCTATCAAAAGATGGCATGTCACGCACGTGGGTGCCGCTCGTAAGTGCAGTCTGCAAAATCGGAAAGACGGAACGGCCAGCCCGCCTTTTCTCCTCGACCAAGAAAAACGCGGTTGAGGGGCTGCACATGTTTGCTTATGCTATGGCCCGTAGCATGGGTACAATCCCGCGAGATTATCCGATCTTGGGGGCCGCCTTGTCGGCTTATGACCGGCTCGGTTTGGAAACACGCACCGTTGTGTCAGCATCGGAAGACGCTTGGTTCAAGCCCACTGTGGAGGGCAGCGTTGACCGAAACGAAGCGATAAAAAGCATCGTGACGCGGTACGGAATCACTCAGGACGACATCCTGCGAGTGGAAAGCTTATACAGGAGTGTAGACCGCTTACCCGCTCTGTTGGTAGATGACGTCTTTATTCGCCTCGCAGAGGTAGACTACGGTTATAATGAATGAGGTGATTAAAACATTGAACGGCAGCACATCGTCAGAAGCGATGCTGGGGCTCATCACGCGCCCCCCGATGCGAGTGACCACGGAGGCCAAAAAGCACAAAAATAGTGCAAGTAGGAACAGGAAAAATAGGTTTTCCAAGGAATGACGAAGAACAAGCAAAAGCAAGCGAAGCCGAAGCCAAAGGGCAACGGTGGTCAGAGTGCCAAGCCACGTTTCGTTTTGGACGTCAAGCCGTTCAGTATCGGACCCGTCGAAAGCAAAGGCTTTCACGCGGCCTCCGGACGCTCGGCACCGGCATCCAACGATTCGCAGCAGAGGGTGGTCTCGGGGAAACTCGAGCCACTCTCGGTCGTGGAGTCGTCTGTGGATCTCACGATCTACAGCTTCTTGGTGCAACCGGGACTGGAGGGGATCTTTCCCCGGGGTTTTGAGGAGTCAAAGGGCTTCCAGAACTATCGCTTTCGCCACCTCAAAATGCGGTACACGCCCGACGTGTCCGTGTTTGCAGATGAGGGCAAGAGAGGTACGGTGTATCTAGGATATACCCCCAACCCAGGCTCGGAAGTGCCGGCCACGGACACCGACTTGCAACTGCTCCCTGCTGCGATGAAGAAAATCGCGAGCGAGGGCTTCACATTGGATTGCGCGAAGGTTTTGAACAAAGACCATTTGAACATTCGCCGGGGTGTGCTCCCTGGCAATTTGTCAATCGCGGACTGCGACGCAGGCATCATGTATATCGGAGTAAAGGGCAGCCCGGTCGACTCAGTCGAAATGGGCACTGTCGAACTGTTTTACGAGTTGGATGTCTGGAACAAAGTTGCGGGATCCGGGGAACAAGCAGGTATCAATACGAGCTGCGCGACACTGAGCAGCCCGGACGCGACCATAACCACTGCGACCATCACGGTCGCCCAGCTGGTGCCAATTTCCAATGGCATCGGAGCGGAAGTGGCAAGCGGAATTGTTCAGCTGCTACCCGGGCATTACCAATTGTATGCCGAGAGCCAAGTTTCCACTACGGGCGCGATGACTAGCAACAAGTTGTCGCTGTACAAGGACGGAGTAGAATTGAAGGCGGCGACGAATACGCCGTCTGCCACTGCCGGCAACACGATGGCCGCGGAGTCGATGACCCTGCTTTGGCCTGTGACTGTTGTCGGTGGTGATGCGCCTACGAAAATTTCGGTGCGCATGACGGTGGTAGCGACAGGGACTATCACCGGAACCGCATCTCTGTTCGTACGAACATGCTAAGGACCCGTGGAGTATTCTTTCAATTGGAGGTTTCTCGACTCAATGAGAAATCATATCCCCTCT